TGGCAAGGTAATACATATCAAAAGTTTCCTTGTCAGGCAGAAGGGTTTGAATTTGATGGATCATCTGGTTCTATACCAAGACCTACCTTTACAATCAGTAATATCTTAGGAACTATCACTGCTTTGTTTGCCACTGTTAATGCTGTCACTGCTAATAATGATCTTAATGGTGCAAAATTTATAAGGATAAGAACACTGGCAAGGTATTTAGATGCTGCAAACTTTACTGGCGGTACAAATCCATTTGGAACTCCTGATACAACACAGGAATTACCACAAGAAATATATTTTATTGATAGAAAAGTTGTTGAAAACAGAGAGATTGTACAATTTGAATTAGCATCTGAATTAGAGTTAATAAATTTAAAATTACCTAAGAGAGTAGTTACAAGAGATTTGTTTCCTGGTGTTGGTACGTTTATTAATCAATGACATGGCAAGAAGATGCTTTTGTTCATGCAGAACAGGAAGCACCGAGAGAATCATGTGGACTCCTTGTTAATTATTTGAATAAAGATAAATATATTCCTTGTAAGAATCTTGCTTTACATAATGATTTGCAGTTTATGTTAGACCCTTTGGATTGGGCTGATACGGAGGATAGATATGGCAGAATCCATGCTATTATACATTCTCATCCAATTGGTACGGAGCATCCTAGTGAGGCAGATGTTATAAGTTGTAAACGATCTAATAGAACTTGGTATATTATTGGACTAAAGACAAAAAGATGGTTTAAATTTAAGCCAACAGATAAAATAAAAACATTACAAAGAGATCCATGCTTAAGACAGTAAAACTATATGGAGATCTGGCAGATTTTGTAGGATGGAAAGAACAGAAAGCAGAAGTTAGAAATACAGTTGAGGTGATGCGTTTTCTGCGTTGCAATCACCCAGAGTTAGAAACATACATGATAGATAAATTTTACAAGGTAGATATTGGTGGCTATAACGTAACAGAGGAAAATATGCTTGATCCGATAGCAAAAGAAATAAAAATAATACCAGTAGTTGAGGGTAAAATATTTGGAATTATTGCAGGTATCGGTTTACTTTTTGCTGGAGGAGCAGTACCAGCTACAGCAACTGGATTGTTAGCTTTTCTCGGTACAGCAGCAACAGCATTAGGATCAACATTAGTTTTACAAGGAATAAATGATTATCTAACACCAAAACCAAAACCGATGTCATCTTTAGAACCAGAAGATGCCACTGTCAACTTTGCTTTTAGCGGGGTCACAAACGTTTCGAGGGCTGGTGTTGCACTGCCTCTTGTATATGGAGAAATCTTTGTCGGAAGTATAAATGTATCAAATGGAATTGATACAGACCAGATTGAGGTTTCTGTCTAATGTCAGATCCATTTGGTTTAGAATATGCACTTCCCCAAGTAATGCAAGCACATTATTTTGGTGAAATAACAGATCAAGGTATTGATAATTTTTTAAAAGAGTTTAGTAATACTGGTTTAGGAGATGATGTTGTTTTTGATGCAAATGGAAAATTAATTGAAATAGATGGTATCACTGTTGAGACAGGTAACTTTTCACAATCTGGAACTACAGCCACAATTACCCATGATGGCAGTGAAACAATACAAGTAGGTGATGTATTAAATATTATTTTTGTTGTAGGTACAAATGAGAACACACCAGAAGTTTTGACAGTAACAGCAGTAAGTTCATCTACTGTTTTTACTGTCACAAGATCATCTTCTCAGACAATATCTAATGAAATAGTAAGTTTTTATTTTGAAGATGTACCTAAAACTGGAACTTATTCTCAATCAGCAAATACAATCACTGTTACTCACAACGGAACAGAAACATTAGCTGTTGGTGATGTCGTTGATTTAAAAGTAACCTCTGGTTCTGGTACAACAGAGAATGTAACTGTCACCTCTGTCACCTCCTCAACAGAATTTAAGGTTGCAAGTAGCACTTCAGTCTCCACATCTGGTAATACTACGTTTACAAAACAGAATAGTGTAAATATAACAGCAGGTGATGTTGATGGCATACAAACAACTACAGATTCCTTACTATCTAGTAAACAGTCAAATGATCTTATAGATGTTTTATCAGAAGGAGAGATAGCTGGTTTTCATTCACCATTAGAGGCAGGTCTTACCCAAGGAACTGATAAATATAATATTGCAGCACTAAAAGATGTCTTTCTAAATGGAACGCAGGTACTAAAGAAATCAGCAGATATTAATAATCTTACAGAAGGTGACTTTAATTTTACAAGAGAGGATATAAGTTTTGAACCTAGATTTGGTACTTCCAGTCAGACTGCCTTAGATACAATTAATGAAATAGAATCTGAAACTGCTGTTGGTGTTGAAGTAACAAAAGCAACACCAGTATCAAGATCAATATCAAATCAGATAGATAAATTAAGAATTACTATTGTATTTCCTTCTCTTCAACAATTTAATACATCTGATGGATCTACAAATGGTACACAGGTCAATTTATCTATAAAAATTACAGAGAATAATGGTACAGAACATAGAGTTATCAAAGGAACAAAAGGTGCTGTAATCGGTAAGACAAATACACAGTATTTTAGAGATTATATTATTAAAGGTTTATCAAATCTAAGCTATCCAATAACCGCCACTGTCACTAGAGTTACTAATGATTCAACAGATACTAATTTACAGAATAAATTTAGTTGGTCATCTTTTACAGAAATAACAGCAGAACAGAGAGCCTATGTGGATATTGCACACGTTGGCTTACGTTTTAATGCAGAATCATTCAGATCAATACCAACAAGAACATACAGAATAAGAGGAATAAAAGTAAAAATCCCACATAATGCAACTGTAAGATCTGATGGTAGCTTGTCTTTCAGTGGTAGTTTTAATGGCACTTTAAAAACAGATAAAGAGTTTACAAACGATCCAGCTTGGGTTTTATATGATGTTCTTACGAACACCCGTTACGGAGCGTCCATACCAGAGACAGCAATAGATAAGTTTGCTTTTTATTCTGCGTCTGAATACAACTCAACTCTTATTGATGATGGAGATGGAGGAACAGAAGCTAGGTTCAGTTGCAATGTAAATATTAATAATCAAAAAGAGGCATTTAAACTTATACAGGATCTTTGTTCTGTGATGAGAGTACAGGCTTTTTATGAAGCTGGCAGTATTACGATCTCACAGGATAGACCATCTGATCCTGTCTATACCTTCAATATTTCCAACGTAACTGAAGGTGGTTTTTCATATAGCAATCAGAGTCAGAAGGCTAAGTTTACAAAGATAAATGTAGGTTTCTTTGATATGACAACTCAAGCTATTGATTATGAGACAGTAGATGACACAACAGCACAGTCAAGGTATGGAATAAAGACACAGACCATAAAAAGTTTTGCCACAACATCAAGAGGTCAGGCTTCAAGAATGGCGAAATGGTTATTATTTAACCAAAATAATTCTTCTGAAATAGTTAATTTTAGTATTACTGCTGAAGCAGGTGTATTGGTGCGTCCTGGACAGATAATATCAGTGGCAGATGAGGTGAAACAGGGAGTGAGAAGAGGAGGAAGAATAAAAACAGGTATCAGTACAACTCAGATAGAAGTTGATGATACAGCATCCACTGATCTTGTTACTTCCAATACTGCAAAACTATCAGTGATTTTATCTGATGGAACGCTTGAGACAAAAGAGATAAGTGGTATATCAGGTGCGACTGTCACTGTCTCCTCTGCCTTTTCCTCCGTTCCACAGGCTAACAGCGTTTGGGTTATAGAGAATACTACACTTGAGCCTACAACATGGAGAGTTGTAAACGTACAGGAACAGGAGAATCTTACATTCAGTATCACAGCAGCATCACACAACAGTGGTAAATACGATTTTGTAGAAGATGGCACACCATTACCAGCTAAAAGTTTTACTTTAATTACAAAGAAATTACCTGCGCCAGAAAACTTAACTGTTTCTGAATCACTTATTGTTATTAATAATAAAGCGGTTGCAAGATTATCAATATCCTTTGCTGCTGTCAAAGGTGCTATTGGATATTATCTGCAATATAAATTTGAAAATGGAAACTTTATTAATCAACAGGTAAAAGCTACTGATTTTGATATAGATAATATTACTAATGGCAAATTTGTTATCAGAGTATTTTCTATAAATGCAATAAATAAATTAAGTGAAAGACCAAATGAGATACAATTCACGTCTGTTGGTAAGACTGCATTACCTGGTGATGTACAAAATCTGAGAGTGGAAACTATATCAGATCAGTTGATGAGATTACGTTTTGATAAATCCACTGATATTGATGTATTACATGGTGGAAACGTAGTTGTAAGACATAGTAATTTAACAAATGGTAGTGGTACGTTTACTAATTCTGTTGATTTAATCCCTGCCTTACCAGGATCAGTCAGTGAAACAATGCTGCCTGCTATTGACGGAGAATATATTCTTAAATTCAGAGATGATGGTGGTAGGTTAAGTTCTGGTGAAGCATCTGTTGTAGTTGTTAATCCCGATCCATTACCTAAACTACTTGTTTTTAATGATAGAGAAGATACAGATTCACCTCCTTTTGGCGGTACAAAAGTAGATTGCTTTTTCAGTACTGAAGTTAATGGT